TCCAGTTCGTTCGCCCTTACCAAACTGGATAATAAGGGCGAAACAATATCAAGCTGAGTGTAAAGACAAAGAGCTAGTCTATGTCAAAACCATCAGCATAGAAGTTTGAGTCTTGGTTATGAACCTCAAGGGTCCAAGAACCAGCCACAGCCCTAGGAGTATAAGGGCCACTTCTAGCCAAACCAGTGTCGATATAAGGCTTATCAAGGAAAGCCTTAGCCAGCTTCATAGGATTGATAGCTAGCACCCTACCGGTAGCATCACCGGATTGCTGGACATATCTGTGCTTATGAATCCTGAGGGTACCAAAGGATGATTCATAAGTAGTAACAGTCCTGACAATGGTGGTCTGGCCACCTGGGTTATTGACTACGATGTTATTTTTCTGGGTAAAGGTGTCCGTGGTTTTCTTCAAGAATGAACCCATGAACAGATCAGTAGAAACGTCGCCGTTGCTATTGTCCCAGTTATCCATCATCAAACCATCCAAGATAGTTGCGGACCAAACGGTACCGGAATTATGCGAGGTATGGTTGGTTGACTTAGAAGTTGCTTCGATAATACCCATTTAGTGGACTTTGTCTTCATTTCCTTTCGGAAAGCTCCGTGTAAAGTCTCTACACTTGCCCATAGCGACCATAGTTTCCCGTAGGTCATTGCTATTGCTAGCACGGCGTTGGCTTGGGTGCTTTCGCCGTTTTAGCGGAGTTTTAGATGAGCAGTATTTTATCGAAGTTTTATCTTGCCTTTATCATATCGTCTATGACAATTCGGGCAAAGAGTGATTAAATTTTTTATATCTTGCGGTGTATATCGTCTTTTATAATTCCCCTTTACTGGAATAATATGTGCTACATCCATAATGTCAGATTCATTCAATTTACAATTTTGGCAAATTCCTTTATCTCTCTTAATAGCTTTTCTTCTAGCCCATATCCATTTGCCACCTTTCCAATTAGGATGTTTTTCATCACATCTTTGGCCTTTTTTAAAAGCAGTTTTTGGTAGATTACTTTTAATGTGCTTAATATAACACTGTCGGCATCGGACAGCATTGTATTTTAAAATAATCTTTTTGCAATCTACACATTGATGTTTTTTTGGCATATATCCAATTATATACCAAGCGGAACATCACCACAAGTTTACTCATCTTAGGAGCGGTACCGGATACGCCAGATGTAAGGGTTTCTCTTACGAGAACGAACTCAGCATCGTTGGCCCATTCCATCAAAGCCTTTCGGGTTTGTCTATTTAACTCATCCTCACCGTGATAATGCTGTACCTTTTGCTGTGTCCTAGACACTCTAAAAGGAATAGCAATATTTTGGATAAGGTTGGTTAACCTAGAAGGAGTGGTCCTGGCTAAGTTGGTGTAATCACCAGCCTCAGTCTGGGCGTTGGAAGCGGCGGTTTTTAACGTATCGGTTAAATATGAATGAACAGTAGCAATAGCTTTGCTAACACCAATCATATTGAAGATTCTAGTTTCTCTGGCTGTTAAAATTTCAACAGCATTCAAGACTACATCTTCTTTAATCGATACATCGCCATAACTTCTCAAAATATTATCAGTAGCGATAGTGCATCTTCTCCAAGAGACTAGACGTTTTCATCGGTCATAGCAAAGGCATCTATCACACCTTCAACTGCTTTATCAGCGGCCTTAGCGTGGTTGCCTTCCTGAGCGGCTTTCTTAGCTTCGCCCATTTTGTCCTTGACTCCGCCTACTCTCGAGTTACCATCTAAAATAGATTTCTGCTTTGTGGTTTTATTTTGGGCTTCGGCGGCTTCAAACATAGGTTTGAAATCATTACTTTCTACCACCTGTTGGTGCGTCTGTCCAGATGTTGCTCGGAGAGCTTCAATAGTAGCCTTATAAGGCTCGTATTGACCATTTTTTGCGTAAAACTGGTCACTCTCGTATTGATCCTTTGAAATGAATCCATCATCTTTCTTTCCACCCTTATCATCAGGCTTGGAATCAGCAGGCTTAGGTTCAGCAGTAGGCTGATTATCTGCTGGCGGATCTGTTTGACCGCCATCATTTGGTGTGATAGTTGTCATAATTTTTAGAACCCCAGCCTCATCGGTATTGAAATGCTCCTTAAGAGTTTTCATATGGTCATTATATTGACCAGATTTACCGACGAAATCCTGCGTCTCCTTAACTGCGTTAAGGGCTTCTTCGTCAGATGAGAATGTTCGTTTCAAAGTTTCTCCAAGTACATCCTTAAGAGCTTTTGGGGCGTCATTTGGGTCGCCACCTTGATTACCTTCGGTTGGTTGACCGCCAGTTGGGTCGCCGTCACCGGGTTGGTTATCAGGGTTTGCATTTGGATCTACGCCCTGCCCATCGTTAACATTCCCATCACCTTCTGCTGGATCAGCGCCCTGTCCATCAGGGTCGGTAGCTGGGGTATTGTTATTAGTTTCCATAAAAGTTAAATCCTTTTATTGTTAAAAATCTAATCGACCTTTTTTAATATTAGATCCTCGTCGAGCTGTCCAAATAAGACAGCCGAGATGAAAATCTAATTTTTATTCATCGCCCTTACCATCAGTAGGGGCTTCTTCGCCACCATCTGCCTTAGGCTCTTCAGCCGGAGTTTCCTCGGCTGGAGTTTCCTCAGCAGGAGCATCAGTTGCAGGCTCTTCAGCCGGCACCTCAGCATTCTCAGGGGCTTTGTTTTCGGTATCTTCAATCATAATTAATCTTTAATATGCATAATATGGCCTTTATTAAGTTGTTTATCTACAAGTTCACTATTGTCTTCAGTCTTTTCAGCATCACCTTCAATTTCTTTTATAAGGTTAATTAAGGTATCAGCAGTCTCTTTTCTAACCTCAACTTCCAAAAATCTTTTATCTGGATTTGGCTCATCAATATTCAAGACATTAGTCATCTTTACAATCTCACTCCAAAGTCTAGCTCTTATTATACTCCAAAAGTCACCTTTTACGCCATGCCTTATTGTTTCTCCCTCATTTATTTCTTCTTGGGAGTCTTTATCTATTTGTTCCGTCATAATTGATTTGCGTTAGTCACGGGTTGCGTGGGAGTAGTAGTAAATCTTTGGCCTGGACCACCGGGAATACCAGGACCTGCCGGACCGCCCGGGGTTCCTGGTCCATTAACTTGTCTATCTTGAGCCTGTGTTTCTTCGGCCCTCTTTTCTGACTCAATAGGTACGCTAAGTCCCATTAAATCAAATATCTGCCTGACTATTAAATCCCTATATTCCGGAGCCACCTGTAAAGCACTAACTAGATTATTGGCCAAGACTGCCTTATCAAAACTCTCATTGGTTACATCTACCATAACATCCATTTTAGTGTCGTCAAATACATAATCCTTAATCAGTTTAACGAACATATCGCCTTGAGATAGCATTTTTTCAGTCAATCTTTGGACTTCATTAGTAATCTGCTCTGGATTAGGTACTGGTTTTTCCTCATCAAGCCTATCTTTAAGTTGGCCGGCAACCATTTTATTGGCAATCCATTTAGCATATTGCCTTAATTCATCGCCGTCACCCAAAATAGTTATCAACTCATCCTTATTAAAACTGGATTTAATGATGGGCATAGCATGCCTTTTTAGCCATCTCTGGAGGAATAAACCGATATTTTCCTTAACCTTATCAAAGGCGCTAAAAGCATTTCTGTTCTGGATTAAAGCATTTGTGGCCGGTGTAGATGATGGTAATTGCTCTCCAGTGACTACATCAAAGGCAGAAGTTATCCTCTGCGCCCAATTATCAGCCACTTTTTCATCATTATAAGAGGCCTCAGAGGCTTCTTTCATGATAAATTGCTGAATATCATCCATATTTGAGACCTTAATTGCCCCATTAACTGGTAGCCTGGATAGCATTTGAGGGGTGATTCCAGTCCCTTTCTTGATTTTAAACAGTCCAAGTTGAGCGATTTTTGACCTGGTAATACGAATATTGACTATAATATTTATCCACAACTGCATCCAAAAGACCATTTCAGCCGGACCAAGGCCAGCCCATCTGCCTTCCACTTTCATATATCTGACTTCCTCATAAGGCTTTAATCCACTTTCATTCTCTTCAACTAAATGGAGTTTTCCGTCATTGGTATCAATACCTGAAACAACTATATGACCCTCAACCATCTCTTTATCCTTAGCATCGCCGGTTATAAAACTCTTAGGTATCTGTCCCCAGGTTTCCCAAAAATCTCTTAGCTTTGTAGTGGTTTCGCTAGTAGTCGAGTTAAGGTCAAGATCAGTTGGACTTAAGGAAATAGTACCCTCTAAGTCTTTATTATTCACCCAGCCATCCATACCCTCACCCTCTTCAGGGGTAAGTAAGCCTCTTTCAGTAAACCTGTAAGCCTTTTGAATACTATCAGAAGTCATATCCATAAAGATATTTAAGAAATCTACTTGTTTAAGCCTTATGTTATTGCCGTCAATATCTTCTTTCTCGCCTTTCCAAGTCTTCCAAACAACAGTGCCATCAATAGATAAAGTCTGGGCCAGATCGTCTAAATCTTCGCCAAAGAACATATTATCAAGAGTGTTTTTAGTGATTCCCCGGACTATAACTGCCTTACCAACAGCCTCACTATTCTTAGCCCTCATATTTACATCCTTAGTATCTAAATCAATGCTTTTAATTACAGCATTACAAACTGATTGAGTTAAAGGCACCCAAATCCTATCCTGGCCAGTAACTGGATCTTTAGGATTATCAAAAATACCCCAATAGTTCTTACGGAGTGATTTAAGTAAGTTACGCATTTGGAACGCAACCTTATCAGTTACAAAGACTGTGGCGTCTTTATGAGTATCACGTTCTTTTTGGACCAAATTAATGGCCTGATTTTGTAGTTCCTCCGACAGTTTGCCGGCTGTATTTACTGACATATTTATGTATATTGTTGATTATAAAGTCCAAATTCGTCATCCTCTTCATCTATACCTGACTCAGCTAATTGTGATTGGTAGGCCGTGGCATCTAAAACATCATTTGAGATTCCTTTTGGAAAAGTTAATGCCTCTTCCTCTAAATCTTTGCAAGCGTCTTTAATATGATAAACAGAGATTGAACTATACCTGGGAATTAAACTTCGTATTCTGGTGTTCTTATTAATCCCACCATGCTTGAGTTCTTCGATAGGTAAGAATTTCTTACGCTTACGCATTTCATCTTCTAAAAATGGCTGAATGGCCAAGGTGTGCGTAGTCTTTTCAATACCTATTTTTTCCCATCCATATTTTAGATAAGTAGAAAAGAGAAAATCTATCAGCTCCTTTGAATTAAGTTTAACACGATATGCTTTTAAATTCCATTTGTTTTCTTTATCAACCCAGTTCATACAAATTCCAGTTGAGCATGCCTCTTCAGTTTTGAGCAAGGCAGTATCAATCGTTAAGAATTTACGGGTTTGGAGCTTCTCAACTTCTTCCATAGTCCGGTATCTAAACCATCCTTGATTAAATTCTTGGCTTTCTGCACTAATTGGTTTCTGTTGATAAAGTGCTGACCATTCATAAGGCCCCAGATTATTCTTAATATTCAAAAGCTGGGGCATATCAAACTTCTCTGGCCATAAAGGTTCGCCTGTCTTTCTAAAGCCCTCATCAGTTTCAGCTAAGGCCGGAAAGGTTATCTTTTCCCATTTATCAAAATATTCTTTACCAGCTTCTTCATTTTCTTTTTGCTGTTTTTCTAAACGACCAACTAAATCATCTAAGTGCCAACGAGTACAAATAATAATTATGGCGCCGGCTCCTTCCTGCCTAGTATAAAATGTTGATAGCCACCATTTCCAAACCTTATCACGAATAACTTGGCTATCTGCTTCATCACGATTTTTAAAAGGATCATCAACTATTCCAATATTAAAACCTTTACCGGTAATCGAACCTCCAACTCCTGTGGCCGTGTAACCACCCTTTTTGTCAGTCTTCCAATTACCCTTAGCTTTAGTATCTTCTTTTAAGCGTGTATTAAAAATAGCTTGGTATTCTTCACTATTCATTACATCTCTTGTGTTTGCTCCAAACTCTGTGGCCAAATCAGCCGAATAAGAAGACACAATAAACTTTAAGTTAGGATACTTTCCTAAAACCCAAGCTGGAAATTTTATAGTAGCAAGTTCTGATTTTCCATGTCGAGGAGGAAGCTCTAAGATTAAACGAGTTGTTTTGCCAGCTAAAATATTTTCTAAAGCAGTTTCAAGTTGAGCCGCAATAGTTTCATGATGCCAATTAGCTTCATAATCTTTATCAACAACTTCACAAAAATTAATTAGCTGATGTTGACTCGCCGTTTTCAAGACGATTTCCCTCTCGCTTAACGATTCGTTCATATTTTTTATCGCTAGTTTCTAAAGGTTGACCATCAGCACCAGTTAATTCTTGCCTTTCAGAAAACTCTTTTTTACGTTTTCTTTTTAAATAATCCATGGCATTAGCATAACTATCACCCATTTTCTCTACAACAATCTTTCTAGCCTTTAAAATGGGCTTTTCCTTAAGCATTCGTTTTCGCTCCGTAAATTTAGGATTTCTTTTTTGGTATTCATATAATGAAGTTAAACAAATATCCGCATTAACACAGGCTTCTATATCAGTTCCGCCAATAATAAAAACCTCTTCTAATTTACGAATTACATCCTTTTCTTCTTGACCATCAAATTGTTTTCTTCCCGCATTACTTTTCTTCTTTGGTTTTTGAGTTGTTTCTACCATGTTTTTTAAATATTTTATCGTAATTTTTATCGTAGTTTTCTTTTGCCTTCCCAGTTAAAGGTTTTCTTGAAGCGATTGAGTGGTGGTCTGACGTTAGTAATTACTATCCCCTAAAAAATAAAGTATCCTATCCTCTTTTTTTATAAAATTACTTTTTTCAAAATAACAAATAAAAGGTATATTCATTCTTACTTTATAAATCTTCCCAGTAGCTTTATAGCTATAAAATGGATACCAAATTTTAACTCTTCGTTTCCACCAACTTACTAAAAATTGATAAGGTGAATATGGTGATGCCATAAATATATAATTTTAATTATAAATTCTCATCCTTTTTTTTAGCTTTCTTGAAAGGATTTAGCTCTTTTTCAATCTCATCTTTTTCGGTGTTCCAAAATGTATCCCAGCATTCTTTGGTATGAAAATGATGCTCAGTTTCTATAAAATTATTGTTATCACCCTCAACTGGTTTTTTGGAGACATAAACTTTCCAGCTTTCTGGTAATTCAGTAATACTGCCTGGTAACTCTACTTTTTCCCCACATTCACAAGTAAAAATTGTTTTTTGTTCTATGGTTCTCATGGTTTTTTTGGTTAATAAAATAAATCGTCGAGGGGCCACTCAACCACAGTATGGCATTCAGTGTAGATCAATCCGAGCAACCCCTCATTTTTGAACGAATTTCAACCATTTTACTAAGTTCAGTAATATGGTTATCTAAAAATTACTCATATTTTTGTATAAATAATTAACTTAACCGCCGGCCTGGTTTACCGGTAAATGCTGATTTTTTTGTCTGCCCCTGGGCCCCACATTGATCTCGGGGCCGGCGGTTAAGTTAATTATTTTTTCTTTTTACCCTTTTTATTAAGGTTTTTCTTTTTTGGATACTTAAGTCCTTTTGGCATATAAGTGTCGTTAAATATAAAAAAACCACAGTAAAATTATACCATGGTTTTGGATTTATTCAATTTTATCTGTCTGGCCATGTCTTTATTATACCATAACTAGCTAAAATCAACAATTAAAATAATTTATCACAAATAGCTTTTATCATAATAAAACTTCTTGTCTTAATCTTTCTTCCCCGATTTTACAATATTTTTGTTCTAAATCGCAACCAATAAATTGCCTATGTAATTTTTGGCAGGCAACGGCTGTCGTCCAACTACCCATAAATGGATCGCAAATTATATCATTTTCTTTGGAATAATTAACTAAACACCAATCCATTAATGCTAACGGTTTTTCTGTTGGATGTAATTTTAGTTTATTTGCAGAATAATTTTTAAATATTCTTATTCTTTTTCCATTTCCAACCCATGCTAATTCTGCTTCTGAAAAAGACATATTAGGATTTAATTTATCCCATATCAACCAGTTTTTAGTCGGTGGTAAATATTTAGTAAAATAATTACCGCCCCAAATTATTTGATTTTTACTAATTCTAAATATTTCATTAAATAATGTTTTATCAGGTATATATTCGTCCCAATCTTTAGTATCTTTTTCCCAATGATGAATACCAGAACCCATTTGCATTTTATCAGCATTTATTCCGTAAGGTGGGTCAGTCAAAACCAAATCCACTGAATTATCAGGTATTTGCTTCAATAATTCCATGGCGTCCATGCAATTTACTTTGTTTATTAAGTTTTTCCAATTTTTCATATAGTTAACACTTAGCCTCGTGGTAAAGTTAATTTATAATAATATTTGTTGAGCCAACCTCTTTTCAGCTAACTTTATATATTCCGGACTTAATTCAATACCTAAATAATCTCTACCAAATTTCCGGGCCACCCAAGCTGTTGTTCCTGAACCCATAAAAGGATCTAAAACCAATCCTCCTTTAGGACAACCGGCTTTTATTGGGGTGTAAAGTAATTCAGTTGGATAAACAGCAAAATGAGCTTCGGGATAAGGTTTTGGACTAATTGACCATACACTATGCCAGATAATCACATTTCTTAAAATCCAACCTCTATTACACATTTCTATTGAAAAGCGTTGGGGGATTTGACAGAGACATTTTTGCGGTATTCCTTTTATTTTATCGCGTCTTACCACTGACATTGCCTTATGGCTTTCTTTTAAATTATTTCTAGGTTTTCCATCCCAACCAACTGATTTATCTTTTCTACCATCTGGACTACTAGCATAAGTATCCCCCAAATTAACCCAGCAAGTCCCCTCTGGTTTTAAAACTCTTTTGACTTCATCATAAATATCGCAGAGCTTTGTTATAAATTCCTGAAAAGTTGACTCAAGACCTAACTGTCCTTTAACACCATAATCTCTTAAAGCCCAATAAGGCGGTGAAGTTATAGACATATCAACAAACTCATCCCTCATTTTTTTAAGTTCTATTAAAGCATCACCGCAGATTATTTTGTTTTTATATTTCATACTAATTTTTCAGTAAATCTTTTATATTGCTCATTCCTGGCCAATCGCTTTTCCCACAAACCAGATTTTTTAATCTCCACCACACCTTCTTCTATCCAATTTGCTATCCATTCAATATCCCGGCGCCCTCTAGCAGTTTGATAATGTTTAACATTCCCCTTGGCCAAATCAGCAAAATAAAGATGGATATTTCTAAAAAAACCATGGGTATTTAGCCAATAAGCATAGGCATAAAATGATAATTGCTTATGATAATCCACTATTTTTTGATTCCAGCGTTCTGGATATTTTGATGTTTTGTATTCGTAAAGTTCTTTTTTTAAGCCATCCCATCCATCCCAAAAACAAAAAAGTTTAATCCCAGAGGGCGTTTCTGCGATATAAGCCCTTTCTCTTTCAGGAACATACTTTGTTTTGGCGTGAAGTTTGCTTATGGCTTTCCTAATTGGCATTATTTCTTTATGGCCATAACCTTCCTGCTTCAAAATTTTTAACCAATCATAACGAGGATCTTCAATTACTTGATGAACTGTTTTGCCTAAAAATTGTTCGGGAGTGGCTTTATACTCAATACCCTTTATATATCGATCAATATATTCTTCTTTATCCCGGTACCAAAGATAAAGCTCACTAAAACTAACATACTTTTTCATAAAATTTTAATCCATTTCATATCCTCCTAAAATTATTAGCTAAGAAGGCGAGGGTAGGGATTTGGAGCAGTTATAACCCAGTCATCACCCTACATAATTGTCTTGGCGATAATTAGCTTTAGACAATCTCTTATAACTAATTACTTGAAGCCTAGCGTCTACCTATTCCGCCACCTCGCCATCTTAAATAACAATTCTTATCCCAGCCCCCAAATCTTAGGAACTGGAGAAGATGGTTATTCTTAAATAATTTAGAATTATTGCAAAGACTTATAGCTTGACTAACTGCGAAACCTTATGGCGAGGTTTGCATTCCCGAAGGCGCGACCCTCATTTCATTGGCAAGGATTTATTCGGCTGACTGCAAGACTTCTTGCTTTGACTTACAACTAAATGATTTAAGTATAATGTCATATTGTGGCATATTCTTTTTTATTTGTGCCTTTAATATAGCACTTACTTTATCTTGTTCTTCTTTAGATAATTCTCTATCAACCTTTAATATCATAGAAAAAATATCTGTTGAAGTTGTTATTTTCTCTTTATGTCCCATTTGAGACATAAATTCGTTAATTCTATCTTCAAATTCTGCTATTGGTTTAATAAAACCTCTTAATTTAATAGTAAATTTTATTTCATATTCCATAATACTTTTTATGTTAATGGTTATTTTAATAATTCTGGGTTTTCGTAGATGTTGCCGATGATTTCAGTAACTTTAGCCCAAGCCCATACTCTATTCCAAATTGATGGTTCGTTTATTTCTTCAACTAACCAAGAACCATCTTTATTCCAAAATACCTTAAACATCCTGCCTTTATTTTTATGTTGTTTTAAAATATCCCCCTCGTAAATCTCTTTTCCGTTTTTATCTTTTAAGCCTGTCCATCTTCCCCTAAATTCAAATTGTCCTCTTCTAAAAGTAGTGCCGATTAAAGTAGCTAAAGTATAAATATAAGTTGTTTTAGTGTTTTTGTTATATAATCTAAACTTTAATTCACTAAAAATTGGTTCATCTGCTATAAATTGTCCGTGAGGATTTCTTTTCCCAACTAAATGACTTTCAGCGTGTTTAGCTTGATTACCAAATAATTCTAAATTGTCAAAGCTATTGTCTTCTCTATTTTGATTTCTATGATGTATTTTTTCTTCTGATTTTAGAAATCTACCAAGATGTTTTTCCATTATAAGTCTATGTTCTGGAACATATCCTCTTTTATCAGCATTAGGATGTCCCTCAACTAATCTCATAATATAACCTTGTCTTTTATACCAACCTTTTGCATCCTTATGTTTTGGTTTTTTAGTTTTAATACAATAAACATAACCATCAATCATTTTACCATTGCTAGGAGAATGAGTAATCGTATATTCTATATCTTCTCTAAATTTTATTTCTCTCATAATAGTTTATTTTAATAATTTATCTTTTAAGTCAGTTAGGGTTTTGTTTTTAATACAAATAACACATCCTTCATCTAAACCTGCGGTATAACTTGGAATAGAGTCGTGAGTATGTGTTTCCATTCTTTCTTCAATCTCACTAACTATCTCCTCTCTTTGTTTTTTTAATGCTTGGTTACCGTATTTTAAACCTTTAATATAGCCTTCATAGAAAGTTACTTGCTCAAGATTTCTTTCTTCTTCTAAGGCTTTTTCAGCTTTCTTTAATTCCTCTAATATCTCTTTATCTTTCATAGGTTTGTTTGGTTAAAAGTTAATATCTATAAATTTTTCTAGGATTTATTCTTTTATTGTTTTTCATAATACTTATACCTAAGGTTATTGTATCCCAACGACATTTTTCTTTTTCCGTTGCTTTAAAATGCCACCATAACCAGAATTTTATTTTTTTAATTATCTTTCTCATATTTACTTTAATTTATTTTTGGGGTTAAAGATAAAATCTTCCTGTTATTTCACATTTACCACAGTAAGCACAAGGGGTATCATATTTTTTCCTACAAATTTGTTCTTTATAATCATTTTGCTGATGGTTCTTAAAAAATAAACTCCAAAAACTTCTATAACCTTCCGCCCACATTACAAGATTTGCCCAACAATATTTAGGGTTTTTATCTAACATTATAATTATTAAATATCTAAATCTTTTCATACCTCTTTTCTCCTTTTATTTGTTAAGATTTTAATTCTTTTTCACATTTTTCACAGTTTTCATCACCATCATCATCTTCGTATTTATAATCTTCTGAATGCCAACATTTATTTTTTTGGTCTTTTAATTTCATACTTTTATTTGTTAAGGTTATAATTTCCATCATATCTTGGTCTAAGTATAGTATATTTGGTAATATCTAAACCTTGTAAATCTTCTTTATTATTTATAATGATACATTCTTCTGGCTTTACATTATAAAGTTGCATCAAACTATTCGCATTTATAAAATGTAAATCTCCATCATTTTTACTAATAACTTTTTCAGGGCAAATTAAATATTTTTTCATACTTTATTTATCCTTATGGTTAGGGGTTGGGTTAGTTAATTGATTAGCCACTTTTACAACCGCTTGTCTATATGGCTCATCTAATTCTTGAACTTTTTTTGTTAATTCAGAGAATGGTTTAAGCGATTTATGATTTGGTTGTGTATGATTTTGCCAAAATGACCAAGCATCGTGAATATCTTCTTGAGTACAATCTTTTCCTACAGTTAGCACTAATAATCCGTAATAGTCTAATAATCCTTTGTATTCAGTACCAGACATCTTTAATTCATTGTCCAATAATTTTTTTATTTTATTTATATAATTCATAATTTTTTATTTGCCCGAGGGGCGTTAGTTAGTTAGAATTATCTACATTTTCAAAATTATTTATAGTTTTAAACATTTCAAATCCTGCTTCCATACCAAATTCAGCCATCGCTAAAGCTCCTAATAATACTGCTAATTCCTTTTTCTGTTTTTCTTTATCTTTAATTTTACCTATTCTTTTTATTTCATCTTCCATACTATATTCCTTTCTTTAATTATTTTTTAGTTTTATTATGCCACCAGCAAAAACCTCTTTCCACTACTTTTTCCCGGCAATTATCAACTTTACAAATTCCCTTAAAGGCTGTTTCAGTTTTTTGTTTTGGATGTGGCATAACTTATATTTTCTTTTAATAAACCTTGTTTCAAAGGTGCTAATTGTTTGAAAGCATAACTAGATAAATCTATATCTCTACCTGTCCAGGCTTCTGGTCCATAATCACTAATTCTACATTCGATTGTTTTGTTCTTGTAAGTAACTTTTAAGATGTCTCCTTTTGGATAATCACGTGAAGCACAAGTAGAATTAAACATAGAGTAACAATCATCAGTTAAACATTTTTGGTCTTTTCTTCTGTTGTTTGTGATGTTTTTATTTCTTTCATTTTAATTAAAATTCTAATTTATAATTTTGTGGTACATAGTCCTGAGCATAATCAGCCCGGCATTCTTGCCACCGTGGATCTAATTTATCAATCGTGACAGTTTCATCTTCAGTTAAAATAACTTTATTATTAAATACCCAAAGCCTTTTAGGGAGTGAAATTTTATTAAATAAGAAACGAACTACCTTTGGACTCATTTTCCACCGACCCCCACCTTCTTTGTTTATTAAACCCCAATATCCTAACTTTTGGAAATCATTTAATTTACGATGATCATCTCCAAAAATTTCTTCTGGCCGGAAAATCATACTTGGTCTATTCCTTAAAAAAATAAACATATCTTCTAAATAGCCAGCAAATCTTTTATCAAGAGTTTTACAATATGCCCTCATGAGTTTACCACAACACGGGCATTTGTCTTTGCCTTCTTTTAATCTTACAGGATCTAAATATTGATCAAATAATGGTGGTTGGTTCATATTATTTTTTTAATTGACTTAGCATTTGGCCATTTTTCATATAGTAACCTTTACCGGTATGGACTCTTGGATTTTGGAAAATATCTTTTAGTTGGCCGGCGGTATAAATTCCTCTTCTAAATAACTGAGTACGACCATGTTGTGGATGATTAATTGATGTTCCTACTGTACCTTTGGAATAATAAATATTAACTCGCCAACCCTGTTTTTTAAAACTTATCATTGAAATATTTTCCTGGGTACAAAGATGTTGCCATTGATATTTGTCTGCTATTTTTTTTATTAACTTTATATTTTCTAGGATACTTTTCTGTCTCTTCATAGGCTTAAATTCTTTTTTTCTTTTAATAATTTACGCTTTGCTTTTATTGAATCTGCTGTGAAAATTCTGTTAAAATTTTTAGGGTCCATATGGAATGGTATGAAAGTTCTAATTTTATCAATGACAATATTATAACCCCCTTTTAATTTAGAATTTTTACCACTATGGTCTGATTTTTGTTTATTTATTTGTTGCTTAAAAGTTACCATATTTTTTTATTTTAGATGATTAAATAACTCTTTTAGTTTTCGTTGTTTTACAAGTTCTTTTCTTATTGATTTGTCTTTATGGAAATTATTATGACATTGAATACATACTAATATTAAGTTTCTTTCATTATGTAAATTTTTATGAGAAGGAGCTTCAGAAGCAAATACTATATGGTGGGTTTCAAATCTTAATGATTGATTTATCTTACAAAATTCACAGAATATATAATCATTTTTTTCTAAGAACTTTATTTTATATTCTTTACAAGCATTTGAGTGTTTAACTGTTCTCTCTCCTCTTTTACCATTTACCCTTAATCCATTTCTATATGCTGGATTTTTTTTACCTTTTCTACTCGTTTTTGATTCTATTTCAAAGCATTTTCTAGAACAATATTTAGGTGCTGTTGTTCTATATCTTTTAAATACTTTTTTACATTGTTTACAAACAAATTTTTTACCACCATTATAATATTTTTCTGACATTTGTTTGTTAATTCTGTCTATATTTTTTTCTCTATATTTTTTATCAATTTCACTTTTATATTCTTTAAAATGATTAAAACAATAACTTCTTTTATAAACTTTTTCTTTACACTTTTTACATAATTTGTCCAACTCTTTTTTTTGTGATGTTTTCATTTCAATTTATATTTAACTGCTTCCCATAAATTATTACAAACTCCGCCACCTCTTAAAACCCATACTCCGTTTGGTTTTTTATCATCTTTTATTACAATCTCATCTTTTTCAATGCTGATTTTAATTAAATCATCCCCTAAAAACTCAATCATTTGGCCGATGGATGGTCCACCTGTTTCCATATCAATACCTTTTCCATATTGTAGCCAGTAACCACTTTTAACCATCCAATCTCCTATCTCATTTATTGTTGGTAACTCTTCCCATTGTTTTTTTGTTATGTGTTGTTTCATTATTTTAAATTAATAACCTATTTTATAACCCTCAGTATCCGGTACTGGAATATCTGTTAAACGCTCAATCTTATCTAAATAATCTGAAAATTCTTCTTTAGATAGTTCCGTGGTACTTTTAGATTTTTGAACTGTAAGCCCAAGAGCTTCGTAATATTTTTTTGGCAAAAATTTTTCTTTAAAAATTAAGTGAAGTTTTTTACTATCATTACCAGTTTCATCTTCAATAAGTCTCAAATACATCCAATAAAGATTATTTTGTTCAGTGCTTCGTTTTAACCTTGGTCGCTCTATAACTACATATACTGGTCCATCCTTTTGCCGTTTAATAAAAGTTTTATAAGAATCCTCATCAATGAATGTAAATTTACCATCTTTAATTTTTCCCTTAAAGGCTATTTTGAATTTAGACATTTTTTTATCTTTAAGAAACAATTACCGCAAACTTTTCCATGACCTTTAATTTCAAATACTCTTCTTTTTTTTCTACATTTCGCACATCTTGACCTAAAGCTAATTTTATGGCCTTCCTTTGGTTTATATTTTGGTTTCATAATTATTTTTTCTTTAGTATTTCGCTTAAAGGTTTAAGTCCACTAGTGTGTTCTCTGGTTTTTGGTTGTGGATCCGGTATTTTCCTAACATCTTTTTGGTGGGCCCATTTATCATCATTCATTTTCCACCTAATAAGTCTTTTAGCTGTATCCCATGTTTTTTGCTTTTTCCAGAGAGGTATTCCTTTAGAATCTGTTTCTTCCCAGTAAAGTCTAAACTCTTTTATCATATTAGGAGAATATTTTTTTAAAAATTCCTCTCCTATATATAATATACTTCTTACATTCTTACATTCTTTAGTTGTGTTCACTTGCTGTTCACTTGCTGTTCGTTTGCTGTTTTTTAGCTGTTCACTTCCTTGATAGATTTCGTAGTTTTTGACTATAATTAAACGATAATGTGTTGTTGTTTGTTGTTCAATTTGCTGTTCACTTTTTAGATAGTTCAAAATACGCTCTAGTTTACTCTCTTGGACACCAGTAATTTTAGACAGATTGGCCCGACTTGTAATAAATTCACCTCTTTTAATTGGAACATTTTGATAACCAACTTTCCAAAATTTCTTTTTATGATTGGCTAAAAGTAAAATCCAAGCCCAGGTAGCCATAAAATCCGGATCATGACTTAGGGGATTATCTTCTATTTTACGCCATAGCTTTATATATCCTCTTTGCATAATTTTACTTTCCTGATTAAGGGCGGATTAGATACTCCAGCTAGGAGATACTGGGATCATCACCGCCCGTTAATCCTAAAACGGTATGTCCTCAACATTAATTTCCTCTTCTTTCTTTTCTAGTTCTTGATTTTCTTGTGGTTTTTGTTCTTTCTTTCTGGGCTTAAATACACTTATTCTGGCACCTGGCATATGATAAAGATCACAAAAGGTTGACTGACCATGCTCTGTTTCCATGGTTACTAATTCACCAATAGTTCTCCAAACTTTTTTAGTTTGGCCCTGGGCATCTTCGTATTCTCTTACTACAACACAAAGATTATGTTTTGCTATTAATTTTGCCATAATTATTGTTTTTTAATTTTATCTATCCACTTTTTTACTTTTAATAAACCTAGGAATGCCTGGTAATCATCTTTCCTGTTAGTAAGTTCAAAGGCACGAAATTCACCATCCTCTTTACCAAAATACATAATCCAATCATTACCATATTTATCATCACATTCTTCAATATCAGCACTAGAGTAACTTGCTACTTGCATACGATGTTCTTTGTATGGCTGTTCTTTGATTACATTTCCAGCCCTATCTTTAACCACTTCAAAGCTACCGGCCTTATAATCACCACAATGGACAATTTTTTCTTTACCAAACCGGAATTTACAGTCCATTAATCCACCATATTTATGTTTCTTAGAATAGACTAACCTTTCGGCATCAACAAAAGTAATATCATATTCCTCAATCCAAGTCTTAAATGCAATAATTCCATTTCGTAATTTTTCATCAACTTCAGTTTTACCTTTTGGAATAGCTGGCTCTTCATTCATGCCCAGTTTGAATTTAGCATATAGTTCTGCCCATTCATGAACCATTGAGCCAATATCTTTAGCTTTAGTGCTTGCTTTTCTATGGGCCGATTTAGATTTTTCAATAGCTTCAATAAATTCTTCTCTTGATGGAGTTGGATTTTGCTGTAAAAAATCTAAAAGTTCCAATTCCATCATATTACAAGCCCAAAACTTTAATGCTGGTTTATCAAGTAATCCTGTAACCCCGGTAGATGAATTTTTAAGCCATTTATCGTTTACTTTATAACGATGACCTTGGCCCCAAGTAATTAATTCAACTGTAATAGAGTCATTATAAATTTTTTTTGATTTAGTCATATTATTTAATTTCTTTTAAATTATATTCTTCTTGTTGTGTTTTGCCATTTGATATTGTCCATTGTTCTTCTGTATATTGGAAAGCCCACTTAAGACCAAATCTTTCAACCATTTTTTCTCTAGCAGTTCCATAATCTTTAGCTTCAATAATATGAAATCCGTTTTCGTGAAGTTGACCAAAGCCAAATGTAAAATAAAATTTAGGCATATTATTTTTTAGGAGCAATTAGTGCTAATTGACTTTCTTTACAGTGTTTTACTACGACCTTTTCTAAATCTTTCATAATATCAATAATTGGTGAAATTACAGATTGTGGTAATTCAAATTTATTTTCTTCATTCCAAGACTCAGTTGAAATAGAATAATCAGTTATTTGCTTGCCACCATCAGTAAATAAACCTATTGAAGCATTCACGACTGGTTTATCTTCCTTGAGTTGAACAGAAAAACTAACTATTTGTGCCTTTGTGATATTAATGTTTAATTTTCTCATATTATTTACCAATTAATTCTGCTAATGCTCTCTGACATTGAACATCTGACTTGCCGGTAAAAGATTTCCAAACTAAACCTGTTTTTTCTTTTAATAACTTAAGTGCTTGTGTTTCATCTTTGGCTCCAAGATCTTTTAGTTTAGCTTTTACCTGTACTAAATAACTATGCTTTTTTGGTGCCGGTTTAGTATTTCCCTTTTTATTTTTTTCTGGATCATCATCAGTTGGAATTTGGAATGTCTTAACATAAAGATATTTAATAGCCCCAGTAATGGCTTTATAAACACCTTTGTCGCCGACATCAGCACCCAGTGTTTCAATTATTCCATTGATTCTTTCGCCTGATTCAATATCCCAAAAGCTATAAGCCACTCTAACTGTAACTAATTTTTGTTTTCCTAAATCCTGAATTTCTATTACTTGGGAACTATAAGTAAGTAATACTTGCTCCTCATCTAGTAACGGTTTTAATTTAAGAGTTACTTGGGTTTCTGATAAATACTTATATTTATTAAACTCGTTATAACCATCTTTTTTCATGGCTTCAACTTTCTTTTGGATGTTGTGAAGTTTTTTTAAAATTTTCACAACAGGAGGATTTCCTAAAATTACTTTTCCGGGTTTTATGTCGCTGGGTTTAATTGTCTCTGGTTTAGAGTCCATAAGGGTATTTAATTAAAGTTATTATACAGACTGCAAATGCAAATAGCATTACAATCATAAATTGATTTGCTCTTAATTTTGTCATTTTATTTTTCTTTTAGTTTTTTAAGTATGTGATTAGCCAAGGCTATAACCATAAAATCATTTAATCCTGGTTCGCAAAATATCTGGTTTGCTTTCTTTTTAATTAAGATTGACTGGTGTTTAGTAACATTTCTAAATTCTGTGTGCCTATTACAAACATCTCCGTGAACCGGAAAGTCTAAAGGGTAATCACAAATTTTACATTTTTGTTTTGGCATACTGACTTCTTTAATCATTTTTTTTAACCAATTTCGATTACGTATCTCTTTTAAAATTTTCATACGTAATCCCTCCTTTATAATTTTACTTAGTCGACTGGCGGTGTTTCACCAATGACGTGATCACACCCTAAGCAATGACCTATATCATTTATATAATCACAATTTTCGTCATCAAAAAAAGCCCGGCCACAAAGTGAACAACATCGACATCTATACTTCTCCTTATTTGCCTCGACAGAATCACTAATATGCGAGCTTAATTTTATACCTTGGTTTTTCATTTTTTTAAATGCTTAATATTTTTTTGAAGATAATCCTTGGCACTTTGTCTTAAATGAGCGGAAACAGAACTATATCCTTTATACTTGTAAAAAGCAAATTTTCTGAAACCCTCATATTGAGGTTTGGTTAGAAATACACTAACCCTTATTTTGCCATCTTGGCTTTCATTTTTATCTATCATATTAATCTTAGCTTAACACACATACGCATATTGTCAAGTGGGTATTTATCCACAGTTTAGACCCATTTTTAAATTTGCCCCATATTGACAATTTTTATCTGGTTTGGTAATTATTACCATATAAGCTCTTAAAACACCACCTACCCCCCAAATTTTTAAGATTTTAGGGGTATTATAAGTAACATGAGACCAATAAACCGCCCTTTCGGACGGTAATTGGATGAATCAGCTTTTTATAAATTAAATGAACAAATATGTTTTGGATTATTATTTTATTAATAGTTTTATTGCAAAGTCTCTTCTTGTGTATCGGTTGGTTCAGTAGAAGATGATCTCTGACGTAAAATTTGAACAATCGAACCTCTTTGTGCTTCTGGCACTTTACTTAATATATTTAATATCTCATTAAATTGTGAAATCATTTTAGCACTTCCAATTTTAAATGGAACTGACTCTATAACTCTTCTTGCAGTAACTCCGGCAACAGCGCCTGGAAGCCCACCTCCAAAAATTCCACCAAGTCCACCACCTATAAAATCACCAAAAGATAAAACCTGATTGCCTAACTTTTTTGAAACTTTATCAAGTAGGGCATCTCTAAATTGAATCTCATTAGCAAATTCCTCAAATAGTTTTCTATTTTTAGGAACTTTTTGTTTTAAGTCTTCTCTTAAAATATTAGTAAATCTTCTTAACACATCTTTATTAAATGGTACTTGTGATGTTAAAAATCCTCTATCACCAAGTGTTTTGTCTATTGATTTTCTAAGATTATTGGCATTACTTAAAGACATAGTAGGCTTATTAAATAATCCCTTGGCCTGTGGAGCTAATTTATTTATAATATCACGCGCTTCATTTAAGTTAATTGATCCACCAGCTTTATTAATATCTTGAGTAACTTTATCTAATATTTTTTTTGTACTTACTTTATTTTGTGTAATATTAACTTTTTTTAGATTACTTTCAATTTGAGAATTTAATTTATTAATGGTGTTTTTAGATTCAAGTATTAAAGAGTTTGCAGTTTTTGGTTTTTTAGTCTTAAGGACAAATTGAGATAATGTTTTTTTAGGATTCTTAGTTAAATCTTTTAATATTTCTTTCTTACTTCTACCTAAAGCACTTCTTATAAATCTATCCGGTAAAAATTTTATTTGTTCTTTTATGGCACCAAATACTTTTCCTACTAACGGAGATGCCAAACCAATAATACCAGCATTTTTTACTGTTTCATTAATTTCACCTTCTTGTAAAGCTGATTGGCCAGCAAATGCCGCACCTTCTATTGCACCTCTCTTTAATAACCCAGCTCCTTTCTTCAGTTTGCTTATTTGACCACCTGGAATAAAAAATTC